GCTCAGCGAGATGCAGGCCTTCCTGGCGCATATCCTCGGTCGCCGCGCACCAGCGCCAAGAAGTTCTCCAGCGAAGGGCTGGACTTGAAATTCTCGACCTGCGCGGAGAAGTGGTTGAGCTCCTTGGAAAAGTCGGCAAAGCCCTGCGTGGCGCCGACGAGCAGCGGGGCCAGGTGGATGAGCGACTGACCGAGGTTGGAAGAGATGACCTTGCTCAGAAGGTCGAGCTTGTCGTCGAGCTCGCCGGCGCGCTGCAGCAGGTCGTCGGGGATGATGATGCCGAGATCCTTCGCGGTCTGCTTCAACCGGTCGATCGAGGCACGGCCCTGATCGAGGATGCGCGTCATCTCGATGCCGCCCTTGCCGAAGATCACCGTCGACAAAGCTGCCTGTTCGGTGGCGTCCTTGGCGTTCATCAGCGCATCGGCGACGAGCTTCAGCCGCGTTTCCTGGTCCTTGGCGTTGATGATCGACTGCAAGAGCTCCGGATTGAGCTTCTTCAGCCCAGCATAGAGCGCGCCGGTGCCCTTCTCGGCGAGGCCCGAATTCTTGGCGAAGATGTTGAGCGAGGAATTGTAGGAATCCTGCTCGATGTTGGCCTGTTTCGCGGCGAAGGCGAGCGCCTGGTAGGTGTCGGTCTGCAGCCCTGCCGTCTTGGCGTTGCTGGCGATCTCGTCGAACTCCGAGATCGTCTGCTTCAGCTGGTCGAAGACGCCGCCGAGCGAGGTCAGCGCCGCCAGCCCGGCGCCGGCCGCCAGGCCGCCGGCGAAGCTCTTCAGCGTTCCGGCGGCAAGGGCGGTGTTCTTCTCGATCGAGGCGATGCTCTTCGCCATGCGCGACGACTGCTGCTCGACCGTCGTCGCAGACGACTTGAAGCCGCTGGCGAACTTGGCAGCATTCGTCACCAGGTCGATCGATATGGAACCGACGGTCGCAACCATCTATCACTCCTTGATTCCACCGGGACGGCCGAGCGCAGCGGCTAGCGCCAGCGCCGGGTCGACCGGCTTGGACCAAAGCTCATTCGGCGATTTCGGAAGCTTCTTCGGGTCGTGCCAGGCACGGGCGTTGAGCACCGCATGACACCAGGCGATGGTCCAGTTTCGCTGGACCTCCTGTTCGACCAGGATTTCGATGCGTTGCCGAAGCGCATGATAGGACGACCGCCAGAACTGATCGTCGGAAATGCCGGCGCGGACTGCGGCCTCGTAGGCCCCGGCTACAAGACCGCGTCGTTCTGAGGGGGGCGCTCTTCCTCCTCCTCGCCCTTCGACGCCACGCCGGCAGCCCAATCCTTGAACGTCTTGCCGTAGAGGAAGAGCGCTAGCGCGTCTTGGCAGCGGGTAGCCAAGGGTGCCAGGGGCTTGTCGGCCGGCCACGCCGGCAGCTCGTCGCCCTCGGAGAACAGCGTACCCTTGTCGTTCCGCAAGCCCACGGTGAGGACCGCCCTGATCTTCGACGGTGAAACCATGGCCAGGCCATTGAACAGGCGGGACGCCCAGGTGAACTCGCCATACTCGTCCTCGAGCTGCAGCAGACCGGCCATATCGAGCCTGATGACGACACCTTTTCCGCCGAACTCGGGAGCGGGGACCTCGCCGATGTAACGGTTGGTCATCAGGATGCGGTGCTCCAGGTCACCGCGCCGGACACTTCCAGTGTCACGTCACGGACAATGATCTCGTTGGGCGCGACCTGAATCGGCCCGAGGTTTACGTAGGCCGCGAACGAGATCAGGTTGTTGGTCGCCCAGATCGCCGAGAAATCGATCCGGAAGTTGGTGAGGATCTTGTCGTCGAACTTCTTCTTGAGGCCCGTGGTGGCGTCATGCGTGGCGTTTGTCGGGTCGAAATGGCAGGTGAGCGCGACCTGGCCCCCGTCCTTCATGCCGGGGATCTTCTCCATGAAGTCGCCGGAATCGAGATGCGTGCCGTCGAGCATGGTGAAGGACTCGTTGGGGCCATTGAAGTTCGCGATATTCGCGAGCTTGGTGAAGATTTCCGGGCCGCCGCCATCGCCCATCTTGAGCAAGGTGCCACGCCCGGCCTTACCGGTGGTTGGAGTCGACATCTTCGTTCCTTTCGGGGAGTGGCCTGGTCGGCCGGTTAAGCGCTAAAGAGAGCGCGGCTCAGCGCCAGCGAGCATCGAAACCCATGATGCGACGGTACGTCGTCTGATCGTTGGCGAAGTCGGTGTAGTCGAGTGGCAGCTTGGTGAAGAGCACATCGGCGCCGGCGTCGGTGAAATGCAGATCCTGCAATTCGAACTTGACCGTCTCGCCGAGCTCGATCGCGGCCTTGGCGGTGGTGGCCACGCAATGTATCTGCAGCGAGGTGTTCGGATAGCGGCCGGCGCCGTCGAGCAGATATTCGTCTTCCGCGCCCGACATGCCCACGGCGATCGCCGAAAGCTTTGTCTTCAGCGGCAGCGGGAAAGGCACGATGCGCTGCGCCACGAGCGCCGTGACGGCCGGCCGGGACAGCAAAGCCTTGATCGTCAGGGAGACGCCGCTCATCTGTGCAACTCAGTTGACGACATGCCGCGTCTCGCGCATCTGATCGAGGATATACTCCGAGAGGGCGACCTCGCCGGTGCTGCGGATCAATGCCCATGGCATGTCGATGGTGATGACCTTGTCATCCATGACAATGCCGAACTTGAAGCTTTCCTTGTAGCGCGCGGCGGCAATCCTCGCGGCGAAGCGGACATCAATCTTTTCGCCGCGCTCGGCAGCTTTGAGCATCGCTGCCGCCTTGTCGGCCTGCGCCTTGAGCACGCGCAAGGGTGAGTGCTTGGTCGTCATGTGCCGACCTTGTCGTCGGTGCAGGCCCAGACGAACTCGCCATCTTCACCGACAGGGAAATGCTTGCCGCATCCGCAGCAGAACGTTCCGTTGTAGAAGTACGGGTCGCGCGCATAGGTCTCAGCGAGCGCCTGACCCATGGTGGTCGTGGTGCGGCAGGCAAGATGCACGTAGCTGCGGCGCACGGGACGCACAAAACCCTTGGCGCGCTCTTCCTCGGCAAGGACGACGTAGCCCTTCTGCTGGCCGTTGGGCTTCAGCTCGCGGTGGTCATGCGTGACGGGCGAGCCATCCGTTAGCGTGGTGCGCGGTCGCTCGCTCATTCCACAAGCCTCGCCTGGAGTTTCAGATAGCGCCGGCGGCCGATCTCGCGCGGCCGGCCGACGATCTCGTAGATCTCGTCGATACCTTCGCCGTTCCTGTAGAGCAGACGATGCTCCGGCTTCACGTCGGCGCGCCAGCGGATGGTGAAGAACAGGCCGTATTCGGCATATTGCCGCGACGCCGCTTCGCTTTCGGTCGTGCCGTGGAACTCCTGGGCGGCCCATACCTCCGCATAGGTCGTCCAGATCGGCTCGTCGGAATTGTACTCTGGATCCTTGACCGTCGCCGCGCTTTGCAGCGCGATGCGACGGTCGAGCTCGCCGGCGCCGGCCATCTATTTCCCCTTCGCCGCTTTGGCCGCGAGCTTCTGCGCCCGCTTTTCCATTTCCGGCCCGATGCGCTTGCCGAAGCGGTCGACCACCTGGCCGCGCGTCGAGACATAGGCCGGCATCATGAACGGATGCGGCGCCGAGCCCGGATGCGTGACGCCGCGGCCGGGTTGGTAGTGCGGCGCCGTGCCGAACTCGTCGAGATGCGCGTAATTGACCGGGCGGCGGAAGCCGAAGGGCGTCCATTTCTCGTAGGAGGCATCCGGCCCGACCTGCGTCGTCGGCGCAAGCTTCGGCGAGCCGGCCTTCTGCTTGATCGTCAGCGAGGCCGCGAGCGCGCCGCTACTCTCCTTGAAAGGCAGCGCCCGTGCATTGGCCCTGGCCTGGGTCAAGGTCGGCTGCAGGGCAAAGCGCGACGTGGCGGAGAGCGGCACGGCCACCTGGCGCGAAAGCTCGCGCAGCGCCGCCGCAACCGCCCTGTCGCCCTTGACCGGCATTGTTTACGCCGAGCGGCCGACGACGACGATCGAATAGGTGACGCTGGTGCCGCCGCCGGAATTGGCGATCTTGAGATCGTCGGTCGAGCCGGCGCCGACGGTGAACTGGCCGGCGGCGTTGGGCGCCGCGATCATGAACATGCCGCCGGGCTTGACCGAAATCGTCGGGTTCGTGCCGCCGAACAGCGGCACCGGCGAGGTGGCGTCGCCCACGACGACATTGTTGGTGTTTCCGGCATCCGCGAGGACCAGGATAGCGACGACCTCGGCCATGGTGATGGTGGCGCCGAAGACATCGGCCAGCGAGCCGGCAAGATCGAGGTCCTCGGTCGCCGAGGCAGCCAGTGTGCGCGTGTCGGCAAAAATCAGGTCAGCCTGGTTGGCGCCGGTGCCGTTGGTCAGCGCCTTGACGAAGGCGGAATTCAGCGTGAATTCGAGCGTGCCGAGATCCGCTGCGCCGGCCTGGACACCGGCGATCTGCGCGGAGAGGGTGAGTTTCGAGATGGTCATGGCGGCGGTTCCTTGGT